TAAAACAAATAGACATCTCAGAAGAAGTTTCAATCACTGGTGGCAGCGGATTAACAGTTTCTTTGGAAAAGGAACGGACTGGATATAGTTATAGTACAGGTCGTTGGGGAAATGGTAAGCTAATCATTGCAGGTCGAACAACATTAGTCAAGTCAGTAACAGCAGAAATCTATACTAATAGTTGGAACAACAGGTCTTACTACAAAATTACTCTAGAGTTTTACAATTCAACAGATAAAGATCAATTTTTGTCTAGTCGTAACTATCGTGGTTTTCAATTTTATTCTAAAGAGAAAAAGAGGTAATTTAACATGGAATTTGTATTAGTAAATAAATTTTATAGAGTTGGCAAGACGGAAGTCTCTATTCAATGTGACAAGCCGTTCACTTTCTTCACTCGTGAACTTGACGGAGACCGTATGGGTGACGCAGATGAGACTCTCATCGAAGCGGTTAAAGAGATTCTACGAACCGAATTAGACCCAACAAGTGCTGTTGTCAAAAACCAAGAACAATTGGCTAAAACAACTGCAGCACTTGAACAAGCGAATCAGCTTATGGAAGGTATGCAGAAGGTCAGCTTGCATAATACTGACGATATCGAAGAAATCTTTGAACGCTTGGAAGTGCTTGAGAAACACAATGGTATTGAACATGAGCATGAGGACGAAGCAGAGGGACATGAGGAAGTACCTCACGTTGCCGAGGCAGAGACAACTGCTGCTGAACCTGCTCCAGTAACTCCACCAGTTCAACCAGAACCCCAACCAGCTACAGAAGTAGCCACAAACGGAGTTCCAAACGTGGTCGTATCTGAACCAGCACCAGCGCAACCGCAACCAACTACTGAACAACCAGTAGCAGAAGCACCTACACAACCTGCAGCAGCAGTAGAACAACCAACAGAAAGCGAGACAGAACATGAAATTCCTACACCGACAAGCGAAGCGAGCGCTAGTGAAAACAATGGAGGTAGCCACAATGAGTAAGATTACATTAGACCAAGCAAAAATCGACATGTACATTAACTTGCTGAAACGCGGAGCGATTGACTTTTCATTCGTCAACAAACGCTTCAAAGATCGTGTGCGTAAAGAATTGGAACGACTTGGCTTGAGCCATTTGGCGAACTAGAGAGGTGTTTATGGACGTCTTACAACAGATAGAACATTTCTTCATGAACGTGCTACCATCGGCTTCACCAATTATCATCGCTTGGCTTAGCTACAAATTGCCGAAAAAAGCCAAAGAAGAAACGGAAAAAATCGTTTCGGAACTAACCGATGTTAAGAAACAGATTAAAGATGTCCAGACTACCGCTAAAGATAGCAATTCCAAAATCGACGAAGTGCAAGAAAAATTAAAAATTCACGATGAGGCGCATCTAAATACCATGAAGTTGCGCCTTGACCGTGATATGCGACGAGCTATTAACAGAGGATATACCTCTAGAGATGAATTCTCCCTAGTGGAAAGCATGCATAAAAGCTATAAAACTCTAGGAGGTAATGGCTACATAGACCGTTTATTCAGCGATTTTGAAAAATTGGATATCAAAGAAGGCATCTTAATAGATGATTAGAAAGGGGGCATGGAATGGGATGTAGTAATACGACTAATTTGACTCAGGTTGACGGAGGCGTTCGTGTCAAGCAGGGAGATTTGTCCTCTACTTTCGGATTTGAATTGCAAGATGAAAATTTCCGTGGTATTACTTCTCTTGAGGGGCAAGAAGCTCTTATAACCCTAACAAAAGATAAATATTGTTGGAAGACAAAAGCATTCGTCAAGGATCAATCTGTTAGTTTTAATTTAGACAGCATTCTGCCAAACGGTAAATACCGTGTAGAAATTTCGGTTGGGGGATATATCTTTCCAAGCGATCGAAAAACTTACATTGAAATTGAAGCGTCGGATAAAGAATTGGTTCTTGAGGTAGTTCATACTCTCAAAGAACTGGACATCGCTGAAGAAGTTAAAAGACAACTTAGCGAAGGTGGAGCGTGTCCGGAAATTCCAGACCTGCTTATGTACTATAACTTAGGAAAGGTTTAAAACATGGATACAAGTAAATTAATTGCATTCGCTCAAGCATTAGGAGCGGATAACAAAGCGATGAAGCAGTTAATCGATACAAAGATTGACAACGCTACGTTAATGCAGGCTATCGAGCAAGCGAAAACAGCAGTTAAAAATGACATTCTTGGTGATGGAGTATCTGAACAGTATGATACACTCAAGGAAGTTGCTGAAAAAATCGCCAGCTTGAGCGGAGATGTTGAGACTGCAGTCGTGCAGAAATTAGCTGATCTCGGCCGTCGTATTGATGGGTTCGCCAATCTTGATTTAGTCGCAACCTATAACGCAGCGAAAGCGTGATTGCCATGAATAACCTTGAAAATCTAGCAACAGCTATTGGTACAGATATCAAGGATATCAAGACGCAAGCTATCAACTCTCAAGCAAAGATTTCGGCCAATACAGAGTCCATTGCCCACATCGCTACTAAAATAGATAGTCTTGCGACAAAATCAGAGGTAAAACAAGATATTGATGGCCTTGCGAAAACACTTGCGAAAGTGCAGATCGGTGGTAGGAATTATTATCGAGACTCTGAGAAGGTTCGAACAAGTACACGTTTCTTTCCATTTCCTATACACCCCTACCTTTCACAGGAAAATATAGGTGAAACATGGACTTTATCGTTTGATTTAAAAATCGACGAAGGTGGTGAGATTCGTCCTCTGCATTTTTATCATTACCAAAACAACAGATTTGGTCTGAAAGCTAGTGCAAATATTACTCCAAGCAAGGAATGGCAACGGTTCACGTTCACAGGATCAGTTATCTTCCAAAATGATGACCCTCGTTATTCGAGAGGAGAGATGGCCTTGTATGATTACGGTGGAAATAATAACTATTCTGTTCGTAAGATTAAACTGGAAAAAGGAACTCTAGCGACTGACTGGAGTCCTGCGCCAGAAGATGCACAGATCCAAGTAACCGAAACCCAAGAGAGCTTGAGGGGGCTTGAGCTCAAGTTTGAGACGTTTAAAGAACAACAATTCACGAAAGAGGAATTTAACTCGAAAGATTGTATTACTGGAAGCACAGAATACCAAGTTTTGAAACACCAAGTTGAATCTTTAGTGAAGCAAACGCAGATTTTACAGGAGCAATTGGCTCTTGTTAAACCTGCACCAAGACGGGCGCCGATGGCTTATACGATTGATTTAAACAATACACCGCCTATTGCATGGTTTGATAATGGATGCGGTTTGGATATAGGGGGTAACCTTATACTTTTAGGCGCAAACAGAAGTCAAGGCTTTGGGAATAATGCACCGCTTTATGACTTTCCAAATGCAATCATTAGAACATCAATGGGAATCATTAACGTCGATGTTTGGAAAAAAGCGAATTTCGATTATTGGCACGCTACAGTAAAAGTACTGAATCCGCTAAAATCAGCAGATGATTATGATTGGACCAATGCAAGATTATCAGAACAAGGTAGTCTTGCATCTTGGCGATGGGATAATCAAAAAAACGTCATTCGCGTTATGTATCAATTAGGTGTTTGGGACGGGAAAACCGTCGAAAGTTTAGGTGCAGTAAGGCGCTAGAAAGGAAAATAATATGATTAACTGGAAAGTAAGATTAGGAAATAAATACTTTTGGCTGACTGCCATTCCAGCATTTTTGCTTGTCTTGCAAGCTGGTGCAGCAGTCTTTGGATATCATCTAGATTTGGGTGATATCGGCAACAAGCTGATTTTGCTTGTCAATGCAGTATTCGTGTTCTTGACTGCTATCGGTCTGGTCAATGACCCAACGACAAGCGGAATTACAGACAGCACACGAGCTCTAGAATACAAGAAACCAAGTGAGGAGTAGGTATGGATATCGATACAAGCAGACTACGTACAGACTTACCTCAAGTCGGAGTGCAACCTTATAGACAAGTACACGCTCACTCAACTGGAAACCGTAACTCAACCGCTCAGAATGAAGCAGACTATCATATGCGCAGGCCTGTCAATTCAGGCTTTTTCTCTCATGTTGTTGGGAATGGTCGTGTGATGCAAGTAGGACCAACTAATAATGGAGCCTATGATGTTGGAGGCGGCTGGAATGCTGAAACCTATGCAGCAGTTGAATTGATTGAAAGCCATTCAACTAAAGAAGAGTTTATGACAGACTATCGCCTTTATATCGAATTGCTACGAAATCTAGCAGATGAAGCAGGTTTGCCGAAAACGCTTGATACAGACGACCTAGCAGGTATCAAAACGCATGAATACTGTACGAATAACCAGCCGGATAACAGTAGCGACCACGTCGACCCGTATCCTTATCTTGCGAAATGGGGTGTTAGCCGTGAACAGTTTAAGCGAGACATTGAGAACGGGTTAGGCGCCGAAACAGGCTGGCAGAAGAATGATACTGGCTACTGGTACGTAAAAGAAGACGGCTCTTATCCAAAAGACAAGTTTGAGAAGGTCAACGACACTTGGTATTACTTCGACGGTTCAGGCTACATGCTTGCAGACCGTTGGAAGAAGCACACTGACGGCAATTGGTACTGGTTTGACAAGTCGGGCGAAATGGCCACAGGCTGGAAGAAAATCGCTGAGAAGTGGTACTATTTCGACGTAGAAGGTGCCATGAAGACAGGTTGGGTCAAGTACAAGGATACATGGTACTATCTCGACAGCAAGGACGGAAACATGGTATCTAATGAATTCGTCAGAGCAGGTCAAGGCTGGTATTACATCAAACCAGACGGAACAATGGCAGACAAGCCAGAGTTTGAAATTGAGCCTGATGGACTCATTACTACAAAATAAAATGTGATATAATAGTTATGAAGTAACGGAGGAAATTATGGAACATGAAAAAATCGGTCAGGTTACCGATGAAGTAAAAGAAATTTTTAATATTG